TAACATTGTTATACCTAAGCAATCTCTTGCAGTAGCTTGAACTATATTTTCTACAAGCTTAGGGCCATAGGTGTCAATTCTTTTCCACTGCTTTGAAGTTTGCTCCATACCCTCATAAGTTATTTTGTCACCACTAAAAGTCTCATGAGGTTCAACCTTAGGTCTTAAATATGCTAATTTTCTTCCACTCGGCAGTTGAATAAATAACACCCCAGGGGCATATATAAATTTAAGACCAAACTGTAAATTTACTGTTGTTTTTTCTGTTATCGCTTTTTTAGCTGCCTTATCTACATCCCACCAAAATTTTGTTATCTTAGGGTTTGCATTTCTCCAATCTCTTACCAACCCTGGAAGTTCTTCCTCAGGAATATCCTTTTTCTTATCCATACTTCCAAGAGCTCCAACACTTCCACCATAACCAAGGGCTAACTCCGCTATTTTTCCTTTTGGTCTTAAATCACTATTAACTCCATGCTTTTCTACAGGTACCTTAAACATTTTTGCTGCTGAAGCGCAATAAATATCGCCATCATTATTAAAAACATCTAGCCGCCATTGTTCTCCTGCATACCATGCAATTACTCTTGCCTCTATAGCTGAGAAGTCAGCAACAATAAATCTATTACCCTCCTTAGGAATAAAAGCTGTTCTTATAAGTTGTGAAAGGGTATCAGGTATGCTGTCAAATAGGAACTCAACTTTATCAAATTGGCCAGTTCTTATTAAGTTCCTAGCATCATCTAAATCTGGCAAATGATTTTGTGGAAGGTTCTGCACTTGCACCAATCTTCCAGCCCATCTTCCAGTACGATTGGCACCATAGAATTGTAATAATCCTCTTACTCTTCCATCTTTACATCTGGCTCTTTGCATAGTTTCATATTTTTTTATTGAGGTCTTAGGCATAAGCTGCCTTAGTTCTAAAATTTCTTTAACTTTTTCATCCGTAGTTTCTTTTATAAGAGTTGGTACTACATCTTTTGTAAGACTAGTAACTTCGTGGCCAACTCTCTCACCAATCCATTTTTTTAATTGAGTGGGGCTATTAGGATTATTTAACCCTGTTAGCTTTATAGCTTCTTTTGTAAGCCTTTCAGTGTAGCTGCTGTCACATTCAATTGCTTTTTCTATGAGTTGTAAATCAACTCCAACACCTCTGTCATTTATGCGCTGGTCTAGTTCCCACAATCTTTGTTCATTTTCTGTAGTAGCATACATGCTTAACTTATTTCTTATTTCTCTTTCAACTTCAACATCCTGCTTGTTATATTTTTTAAATATTTCCCACTTTTCCGGTGCATGCTCTGGAAGGTTTCTTGTTCTTCCGCCATTTGATTTAGTTGGTTTACATGGTTTGCAGAAATATTGTATTAATGCTTTACCTTCTTTCATTTTCTGCTTATCTTCCTCAAAGTGTAGTGCCTTACCGACCATATCAAGTGAACCAGGTAATCCAAGTGTTAAAGCTTTAATCATAGTACATTGCCATTGTTCTGGAGGACATTCTATTAATGCAAAATCATTAGTTATTGCATTTCTTTCAAAGTTTGCATTAAATGCAGTTTTAATAATATTAGGATTTTCAAGAGCATCTAAAACCTTATCGGGTAAATCTTCGCCTTGTGCAAAGTCCACAACTTTTACTGGTTCATCATTGAAAGCATATGCAAATAACAATATTTCAAATGAAGGGTGCTCACAATACTTATAAGCACCCACATTTTTAATATCTAAGTCGCAATATGTCTCAACGTCTATTGCTAAAGTATCCATTAACCTAAGAAATCATCTTCTGCTGAACCTACAGCATCAAAATCGTCTTCTGCTCTTGTAAATCCTCCTAATGGCTCACCATCTTCAAGCTTTTGAACATTTCCAAGTCCTGCAGCAACTCCTTTGTTACCACTTGCACTATAGGGATAAAAGTTAAGTGTTAATCTTCCATAGCAGCCACTATATACTTCCGTAGCATCTAATACAGGTTGTACATTTTGGTCAACAACTCCTGGCTTATTTTTGCTTGAAGCATTTAAAAAATATGAGTTTGCATATGCTTCATCATCTGGTCTTTCGGCATCACCATCCCTTAAAGGTGTTTTTAAATTAGGTGGAACTTTGCCATTCCATTTAGATCTGCCCTCTTCCTTAGCTTCTGTAACGGCTTCCTTGATGGCCTGTAAAGTATCTTTATCATTTTTAGGAATAATAACACTTACACTATATTTTGCTTCTTGTCCCTCATTCATTGAATGTGCTTCAAATAAATGAGCATAGCTTAATCTAACCTTTCCTGTAGTTACCTTTGTTCCTGTTCTTTTTGCTTTTATATTTGACATATTATCTTTCTCCTTTATATTTAAATTTTTTATTTAACTTCCTGAATATAAATATCATCTAGTAGATCATCAGCTTTTATCTCATATCCTTGCCCAAGACCACCTTTTCTTGTTGCTTTAGTTTCTCTAAGCTTCTCAGTAAGCTGATAATTTATAATTGGTTCAAGCCATGTATCTGGCAAAACCTCACCATCAACAACTTTTTCCCTTTCAATTGTTGCAAGCTCTAATTTAAGAGTGATTTCACCTATTTTATTATTTTTAAGAACTTCCATCATAAGATCATGAATCTTAGTTTCAAGTAAAGTTGACATAGGCTTTAGCATTCTTCCATCTAGTTTTAAACCTTCCATTCTTATTCTCCTTTCTATTCAAAATCTGCTTTTGCAGAATTAAAAACTGGTCTTTTATCATCTTGAGATACTAATACTGGTTTGCCTTGAGGTTTCTCGATTAAATCACCAATGAGTTGATTTAATTTTTTCTTACCTACAATCTTCTCCATGTTGGTAAGTCCTTGAAGCTCCTTAGGTTTATAAATACTTTCTTCCAAATAATCATTAAATAATAATCTCTCTGCTACTTTTTCAGTATCAGTGTATTTCCTGTTACTTCTACCTTCAACAACTTTCCAACCTTCATATGCTACACCTTGTAATGCTTGGTCTAAAGCGTACTCCTGTATATCCTTAACCCATTTGGCAAGTTCATCAGCCTGTCCTAAAATATTAGCTATATCTTTTTCGCTTAGGGTATCAGTAGATCTAAATTCATATTTAGCAAGTTCCATATTCTTATCAGCTCTTGCCTTACATACTGATTTGGCTCTACAAAATCCACAGTGTTCACCGGCTTTAAACTCTCCCTCACCTTTAAATGCAAGCTCTGCTGTTGGTTTTAAAACTTTTTCAGCCCATTCTAAGAGACATTTAACGGATATTTCATCAGTACTTATTGAATCAAGTCTAGGCTGTATTATAGTCATTTTCACCATTTTAATATCATATAGAAAACTAAATTCTGCTATTGCTCCAAGTGCATAAAGCCTCATTTGTGGATTACCTTTTGCACTTACTGGAACACCCTTTCCATACTTTAAATCGCATATTTCCATTGTTCCATCTGCTATTGTTACAAAATCACCAGTTCCAAAACCATCTGGAACCCATTCAGAAAAATCAAGTCTTTGTTCTACCTTGAAAATAGCATCCGGTGTTTTTGCTTTGGCTTCACTAAATTTCTCTAAACAAGTATCAACATAAGTTTCTACATAGTCGGGCATATCTGCGGTAAATAATTTATCCTCTCGAATTTTCTTAAGCTTGATATTGAATGTCCTTGTAGGTATTTCACCTAGCGCGAAGTTTAAGCTTATCTCTCCGAGTTCATGTGCAAGAGTTCCCTCAGCTGCATATTCACTTGTTTTATTAGGAAACTTTTCTTCTAGTCTTACACATGGTGGGCAAGCGAGCCACCTGTGTGAAGAACTGGCACTTAATATTGCATGTTGTTCTGGCATTATACAAACTCCTCCAATTCATCAAAACTATAAGCTATGGAATCGCCTTTCTTGTCAATGTTAGTATCTTTTATTGCGAATCCCTTTTTCTTAAGAGCTTCCTTTATTTCAATAATTTCATCAGTTGCCTTGTTTTCTTTTATCTCATCTAAAATATGGTCAACAGAACTAAGTTCTTTATCAGTTTGTATCGTTATTGTATGTGCATAGGCTCTTGCTTCTGAGATACTTATTTTGTAAGTATGCATTATAGCAATGCCTCCACTTCCTTATATACTGCTGGATAATCTTCTTCTTTTAACTCTGGTAACTTACTAGCACCATACTTTTTAGTTATTTCCTTAGCTTCTTTTGATTTACCCTTTTGAATTAATTCCATGAACTTAGCTCTAACCATTTCCTTAGTTATCTGAGTTTCTCCCTCGGGCTTGGACTCTTCTTTTGTTGTCTCCTTATTCTCCTTTGGGTTATCCTTAGGAGCTGTATTAGATTTTTGAGT